CAAGGTCCACAAGGTCCGCAAGGCGCACAAGGTATTCAAGGATTAACAGGTAATACTGGTCCTCAGGGTCCACAAGGTCCACAAGGTCCACAGGGTGATGCGTCAACTGTTGCTGGTCCTCAGGGTCCTCAAGGTCCGCAAGGAAACTCCGTGACAGGTCCGCAAGGTCCACAAGGTTCTCAAGGTATTCAAGGATTAACAGGTGATGCTGGACCGCAAGGTCCACAAGGTCCTCAGGGTTCACAAGGCGCTGCTGGATCAACAGGTCCTCAGGGTCCTCAAGGCGCACAAGGTTCAACAGGTCCGCAGGGTCCTCAGGGTCCTCAGGGTCCACAAGGATTAACTGGTAATGCTGGACCACAAGGTCCACAAGGTCCACAGGGTGATGCATCAACTGTTGCTGGTCCTCAGGGTCCTCAGGGTCCACAAGGTTCGCAAGGATCAACAGGACCGCAGGGTCCACAGGGTGCTACTGGCGCAAGAAATTATACAGTCACAAACAGCGGCGCAAGTGCTTATGTAATTGATGGTTCAAATAATCCGACATTGAATCTGTTGCGTGGATTTACCTATACATTTAGTGTTAATGCTTCTGGTCATCCATTTTGGATTCAAACAGTTTCTGGGGCATATAGTTCTGGAAACATATACACCAATGGAATAACAAATGGTGGTGTTGCTGTTGGTACAATTACATTTGCTGTTCCATATGATGCACCAAGCGTGTTGTATTATGTTTGCCAGTTCCACTCGTCAATGGCTGGAACAATCAACATCAGTGATGTTGGTCCTGTTGGTCCACAAGGACCACAGGGTCCACAGGGTCCACAAGGTCCTATCGGATCAACTGGTGACTCAGTGACTGGACCTCAAGGACCACAAGGTCCAGCAGGTTCTAATGGTTCAACTGGACCACAGGGTCCACAAGGAAACACAGGTCCACAGGGTCCACAGGGTCCACAAGGATTGAAGGGTGATACTGGTGAATTCGGTGGCGCAACCTTTGAGTTTGTGTACTTAACAAATACTGCAAACACTGATCCAGGTGCCGCAAACGTTAAATTTGACAGTGCTGATTTCTCAACAGCAAATACGATGATACTTGATTTTATTGACGACAACGGCGCAAATGTGTTTAATTATTTGCAAACGATTGACGATTCTACATCAAGTATTAAAGGAACATTTAAAATTGCGAATACCGCAAACGTTTTAAATTTTGCATTCTTTAATATAACTGGTCTGCATGATCATGTTGCAGATTACTTCTTTATTCCTGTTGACCACACAACTGGTGTAACATCATTCCCTAATGGCGCAAATGTAACGATGACATTTGTGCGCACTGGTGATAAAGGTGACACTGGTCCACAAGGTCCGCAGGGTGTTACAGGTCCTCAAGGTCCGCAGGGTGTTGTTGGTCCTCAAGGACCGCAGGGACCACAGGGACCACAAGGTCCAACAGGACCAAACGAAGGCGCAACACTAAAAGCAGTCAAAGATTTTATTGTTGCTAATACTAATACGAATGGCGCAAATACTGTAAATCTTACAGACTCAAATTATTTCCGTCATGTTATGACTGCAAACGTAGCATTTACATTTACCAATGCTCCTTCATCAGGAACAGGTCAATTGTTTACGTTACTATTATTGCAAGATGGAACTGGTGGAAGATACCCAACATTTGCTAACACTGTTTATTGGGCTGGTGGTGCTATACCGCCTGCTACAGTAGCATCAAATGCACGTGACTTGTGGACGTTTATCACCTATGATGGTGGATCAACGTACTGGGGAACCTTGACAATGAAGGATGCTAAATAATTTTATATTGGTAATTTGAGTTTGTTATGAAAGTTCATGTATTGGGGAATCCTCGCACACCTACAGGATTAACAAATCGCGTTGATCCTTTTGCTGTTCACACATACAAATATATCCAGCATCTTTCTCAGCATTTCCATATGATTCACTATGGAATTCCTGGCGCACAGGTTGAGTGTGAACATGTTGATATTCCAACAACACCAACAGAAATAAAACGTTTCAATGAAATTGCTGGTGAAGAAATTCGTAAAAGAGCAAGCGATGGAGATATAATTGCTTGTTTTTTTGGAGTTGATAATCAACTTGCTTGCGAAATGAATCCAAATTGCAAACCAGTTGAACCTTCTATTGGATATAGAGCCAATGGAATATTTGCGCCATATCGCGTGTTTACTTCTTATGCTAACATGCATTTCTTTTATGGTGAGCGTGGGATGCTCATGAATCCTTCTTGGTTCGATGCAGTAATTCCAAATCCATTTACAGTTAGTGAGTTTGAATATTGTGATTTTAAAGATGATTATTTTTTGTATTTTGGTAGAGTCGTTGAAGAAAAGGGTGTTCATCTTGCAATTCAAGCAACAGAAAGGCTAGGCAAAAAACTTATTATTGCTGGTCCTGGATCGTTGCAGAGTTTAGGATACAACAAAACTCCAGATCATGTTACGATGTTTGGCATTGCTGATGCTGAACAACGAAAACAGTTGATGCGTAAAGCAAAGTGTTTAATCGGATTAACGCATTATGTTGAGCCATTCGGTAACATGGTCATCGAAGCAAATCTATCTGGCACACCATCAATCACAACTGATTGGGGCGGATTTACTGAAACTGTGGTGGAAGGCAAAACAGGATACAGAGTTAGAGATTTTAAATCATTATTAACTGCTATGAATTCAATAGACAAAATTGAATCATCTGATTGTCGTGGATGGGGATTAAATTTTTCTGATGAAATGGTGCATTTAAAGCATAAGCAGTATTTAGATAAAGTAATCAAGAATCAATTTTATGAATAACCTTGTAGTTGTTGGATCGTCAATCAGCCCAAGACCAGGAACTTTTACTTACAGCCCAACACGATCTAAATTTGACGCAGAAGAAAGATTAAGGCAAACTATATTTACAGTTAATTCTTTACAAAATAGTTTACCAAATACAAAAATTGTAATTGTAGATTCGTCCGAAGATGTTTATGAGTATATCATAACCTTGAGTCATCTTAGGAATGTAGAATTTGTCCAACTAAAACAATTATCAGTGGAAGCCCATGAGATAGTTAACTCTCACCCAAACAAAAGTCTTTGCGAGTCTTTGCTACTCAACACATATCTTAAACATAACAAAAAACAATTACAACAATATGATTATATCTTAAAGGCAACTGGTCGGTATTTTTATTTCAATTTAAACAATTCTCTATTCACAGAGAAAAATAAAAATAAAATATTTTTCAAGCGCCCATTAAATTTTGAATGGAATGACAGTTGGAAATATCAATTTGTAGATCGTAGAAATTGTCAAAATAATAACCGATTGCATCAGTATTGTACTGTGTTATATGGGTTTGGCAGTTCTCAGTTGGATAAGTTTATTGATATTAATGAAGCCACTGTCAATCTTCTAAATAATTCTAAGATGTCGCATTATGACATAGAAACATTGTCATATTATTTTACAAGACCGTTTGAAGCCGATGTGATTGAAACCGACTGGATTGTATCTGGTTGGGATGGGACATCTGGTCGATTTATGTATTATTAGGTAAAGTATGAAAACATCATTGATTATTACTGACGATTTTTATCAAAATCCTGATGACGTTCGAGCATTTGCGCTTTCACAGCCATTTGAAGTTTCAGGCAATTACCCTGGTCTCAGAACAAAACCATGGCTTCCTGATGATTTAAAAGCATCCATGCAATGGATTATTCAGAATGCTGGTGGTAAGATTACTCATTGGTTCGAAGACTCTGGATATACTGGCGCATTTCAAATTTGTACTGCGAAAGATCGCACTTGGATTCATGCTGACAGTTTTAATACTTGGGCGGCAGTTTGTTATCTAACCCCAGATGCGCCATTATCTTCAGGAACTGCGTTGTATCGCTATAAAGAAACAAAAGAATACGAACGCCAAGATAATAATAGCCCGCAATATGATGGATATGATTATACTAAATGGGAACAAACTGATTATGTTGCTAACAAATACAATCGTATTGTGATGTACAGAGGCAATCTTTATCACGCTTCCCTGGACTATTTCGGAAGTAATTCAAAAAACGGTAGATTGTTCCAAACCTTTTTCTTTAATACCGAATACTAATGAAGATTCTTCATGTAATGTTCTCAACTAATCGGATCAAGTATTTGATTCCGACGCTAGAATCCTTGAACAAGTTGGATTATGGTGACCATACAGTTGACAAATTAATCATAGACGATTATCCAAGAAACCGTAATCCTGCCATATTTGATTTAGTTTCTAAGGTTTATGGGTTTAATGTTACATTCAATGAGACCAATTTAGGTCTTTCTGTAAATTGGAGTGCGTTTTTTGACTGGCTCAAGGAGCAAGATTACGACTATATCTTACATCAAGAAGACGATGTGCTTTTAAACCGCAGAATACGAATTGATGATATGATCAATTGCCTAGAATCAGATTGTAAAATGGCTTCTGTTGTATTGCAACGCCAGCCATGGTATTTCCACGAACAAGAAACGAAAATTGAAGAAGGTGATATACCGTTCGGCAACTACTGGTACTCTAAAAACGTCAAAACATTTCCCATTATTTTTTCCCTGTACCGTAAATCCATACTCGAATACTCCTTCAGAGAGTACTGGAAATTCAACGTTAATGAGGGTATGGTGATGGTGTATTTAAATTTCTTTCATCAAATGTATGCTGCAACCCTTAAAGGTCCCAACGGCGAGAATCTAATTCACCACATTGGAGAAGAAACTGTGGGTAAAAGGATAGAGCCTGGAGAACCAAACTGGGAGCAATTTGCGCACATGGACCCTAATAGGGTTTATGATTCCAGAAATGGTCAACTGGTAGAGTAACTAAATATACAATAATTAGAGAGGTTCTAAATGGCGCAACCTAGCACTCGAACTCAACTTAAAGACTACTGCCTCCGCAAACTCGGTTTCCCAGTTGTTGATATTAACGTCGACGACGACCAACTAGACGATCGTATCGACGATGCTTTGCAGCACTTTAAAATTTATCATTATGATGGCACCGAAAGAGTATATTTGGCTCAAAAACTAACCAACGCTGATATTCTTAATGGTTATCTTAAGTTATGCGATAACATTACTGGTGTTTCTAGAGTATTTGCTTTTACTGGATCTACAGTAGGTTCAACTTCCTCAACTGGTTTTAATATGTTTGACATTAACTATCAGTTGCGCTTGAACGACTTTTACAACCTTACTTCTTCATCTTACACATACTACGTTATTGCGCGCGAACATTTAGCGATGTTGGATATGATTGTTACTGGTGAAATGCCATACACATACAATAAAAATGTTAATAAACTTACAGTCATTACAGATTGGGGTAAATTTAATGTTGGCAATTATATGGCATTTGAGGGATTTAGAGTCGTTGATGAAGAAACATATAGCAAAACATATAACGATCTTTGGCTAAAAGAATACACAACCGCATTGTTTAAGCAACAATGGGGAACAAACCTAAAGAAATATGGCAACTACGTTCTTCCTGGTGGATTGATCATTAATGGTCAACAAATTTATGATGAGGCTTCGGTCGAAGTTGAAAAACTTGAAATTAAACTTCGCGATACATACGAAGAACCAACACCATTCCTAGTAGGATAAAATGGCAACTAGCGTATACTTTAACAATCAAAAAGCCATTCATGAACAAAATTTACTCGAAGATCTAATCATCGAGTCTATTCGTAATCATGGCATAGACGTTTACTATTTACCAAGAGAGTCGCAGTCATATATCGGCGAACTATTTGGTGATGATCCAGTCAAAATGTATCGCAGAGCAATTAAACTTGAAATGTACCTTGAGTCGTTTCAAGATTATGAAGGCAATAAAGAATTTTTTAGTAAATTCGGTTTAGAAATTCAAGAAACAGCAAGACTTTGTGTTGCCAGAAGAAGATTCGAAAGCCAAGTAAGTCGAATGATGGGAAGTGGGTGGCACGTACCTAAAGAAGGCGATTTGATTTATCTTCCTGTTCAATTTAAATTGATGGAAATTAAATTTGTTGAAGAAGAAAAAAACTTTTTCCAGTTGGGTCGCGATTCGAGAAATCCATATATGTACGGATTGACTATTGAAGCATTCAAATACAATGGCGAATTACTTCAAACTGGAACTGAAGAAATTGATCGTATTGGCGACGTTCAGGGTTATGCACTAGAACTAGATGTTAACGCTGGTGGCAGCGGCACATTTACCAAGTATGAAGTCGTGTATCAAGGCAGCTCACTTGCTACTGCTACTGCTAAAGGTGTTGTTGCTAAATGGGATCTTCCTACTCGTAAATTGAAAATTCGAAATATATTTGGAGCATTTACAGGCGGGACGGCTGTTAAAGGCAACAGTAGTAATGCTCAATGGGTATTGCATCAAGCACCAGAAGTTCTTCGCAATGTTAATAATGAAGCGATGGAAGATAACGAAAGAATTGAAGAAGAAGCAGACAATATTATTGATTTTACTGAACTAAATCCATTCGGTGAACCATAATGCTATCTAGCGTCCATTTTTATCATCGTGTTACGCGCAAAATGGTTGTTGCGTTTGGAACATTGTTTAATAACATTCGTTTAGTTCGATATAACAAAGCGGGAACGCAAGAAATTGAACGTATTAATGTTCCATTGCAATATTCACAAAAAGAAAAATTTTATCAACGTATAACGCAAGATCCTGAACTTACAAAAGAAGTCCAGATTACATTGCCACGTATGAGTTTTGAATTAACTTCTATTGCATATGACCCACTTCGCAAACGAAATTTATTTGCCGAAAGTTTTTCACCCGAGTCAAGTACGACAGTAAAATCAATACGAACAACGCCATATAATTTTGAATTCGCGCTTAACATTTATGTTCGTAATACTGAAGACGGCACTCAGATTATAGAACAAATTTTACCATATTTTAATCCAGATTATAATTTAACAATTGATATTATTGGACTGTCAGACCAAAAAGTCGATGTGCCATTTATTCTTCAAAAC